CCATCATCGTCTGTATCGTAGATAGCCTTTGTCATATCGCCACCACCCATTGCAACAACGTAGGCAACGATATCCGCCATAGTCGGAAGCTTAGTATCATCGTTTGTAATCCCGCCGCCAACACATTCAACTAACGCATTGAACTTGTCTATTGACAGATTGCCGAGGGAGTCAAACCTTGCCTGCATATCACCCGTTGACAGTCCGGGAGTATCGGGAAGACCCGTTACACCCTTATCTGCACGGTCTGCTGATGAGATTTTATAAGTGTCCTGAAATGTTCCCATATTCTCTCCTTACTGCTTGTAGTTACCTTTCTCAACAAACTCTAAGCCGATCTTGTCAAGTGCAAAGGGTTCATTGATATTGAGGTTTTCAAAACGGTATCTTGCCTTGTCTACTTTCTTTACTCTGGTCTTTAACGCAACTACTCTGTTCGTGATATCCGATGAGAACGAAAGCTTTGAGAATACCAATGACTTAAATGACAAATAAGAAGCTGTTGAGGAATTAGTCGTTAGCACGGTCCATATTCCACGCTTCATGACCGACATTCTGATTGAGGTTACAATAGCCTGCTGTAGTCTCACTGCAAGATATCTGAACGTCTTATTTTTGTAGAACAGCTTTCCATCAAAATCGGGGGTTTCCCATCTGCATACAATCGCTACTCCATCATCGTTGTAGGAATTGATATCATCGGGGTTTGTATAGAATCTGCACACACTGCCCGTCTTTGAACCAAACCACAACGCCCCGTCTTCTTCCCACATACAGTTTGCGTCAACGTTTTCTCTGTAATATCCAACGAACTGTCTTGTTGAATAGGGGGCTGATTTATCCGTCTGAATAGGCTGTAGGCCATCGAGGATATACAAGTGCTTATTGACTGCCAACGTATAGAAGTCTTTGTAGACAAAGGCAAAAGCGTTCTGCAAGTTTGTTTCATTCAAAAGCTTGCCGTTGAGATAAAAAGATCTAAGGTTGGTTAATTCTCTACCGGTTATATCCTGGGAAGTGATTGCGTGGATTCCTAAGTCTGTAAGGAACAAAGGCTCTCCCGCAAGATATGCCGTGGAGTCAGCACAGATACAAGCCGCTCCGTGCATAGTGGTTTGGGTTGCGAACGTTGTCTCTTTGTCAACAGTAGTTGAACCAACTAAGACTATGTTCTGCTCTACTTCGTTTTTATCCTTAAGGACAGCAAGGTAAGAATTAATGACGGTATATCCGATAATCTTTGACTTTGCTGTGCCGATTAATTGATAGTTGGTATCGGGGAAATAAGTAGGATCATTAGCTGCGGAGTACCACTGATAGTTGATGTATTCGTTATCGGAATTGCCTGATACAAAGAGTCTGTTTAAGTCTCCGCTTGCCCCGTACAGTACGCCTAAATCGCATTTGTTGATACGGTCTGCGTAACCTGCGACAGTTTTATAGGCTGTGATTTTAACGTTGTCCTCACCCGTTACAGGGCTTTCTCCGGGCGGGTCTGTGAAGTTTACGACTCCCGTTGTCCTGTTGACTGAGAAGCCTGTACCCTCGGTAAGCTCAGACCACGTTCCGTCATTCTGCAATATCTCTGCTTTGACGGGTGTATCATCAAGGTCTGTGTAGCTTAAATGGTATTCAGTGGTTCCCGCTGTTCCTAAGAACTGCTCAGTAAATCCGGGGGATAAAAGATTAAGTGCGTAGTACGATGTACCACCGCCAGAAGGATTCCCGCCGATTAAGGTTACGGGAATCGTTGCGTCTTCCGTAGCTTTCTTTACCGTGGTTCCGTCCCATATAAGTAAAGCCTTGCCATCGAGAATACAAACCTTATCCCCGAACTGCCATGAGCGAGAACGGGAATCTTTTGCTTCTGAGTACAAGACTGTAGGATTATCAAAATCCGCTTCATATATTTTTGTTCCCGCATGAATCAGGCCGTGGGTCTTTCCGTGCATGGTATGATAACCATTAATCGCACCGTCTAATGTAGCCATAGTCTTATAGCCCATTGACTTGCGGACTTTGCCCGGAACTTCACGGATCATATTCAAAAGGTTAGGGGACTTATCAATATCAACGGCTGCGGGGTCGTTGGTAAAGTCTGCGCCTAAGAATGTTTCGATTGTTAAAGTTGACCTTGCGGGTGACGCAGGTACTTTGAATTGAACTGCCATTTATACCCACTCCGATGTAAACTTTTCTTTACCGGGATTCGATGAGGTATTTCTTAAGGACTCCAAACCAACTTCAAACTCATTACGATATGTAGTGGCTATTCCGTTGTCATCGTCCTTGTAAAGCTGTGACGCAATGTATAAAGGCAAGAGGTCTGCGACTTCTTTATCTATGTCTAATACATAATCGTCCTCAGTCTCATAATCTATCTGCCCCGGATATGCGTTGTAATAGACCGTATACATTCCGGGCTTGTCTTTGGGTAAGACTAAGATATGATCCGACTCTTTGTAATAGTCAGTGGTATTGAGATAGATAGTTGCACTCTCTCCCTCATACACAAGCGAATTTCCGAATATACTGTAGAACGATGGTGCTAATTCCTTAAGGTCGTACTTGACGTACTTACCATACTCAGGAACTATGTCTACTCCGTTTATGGTAGGGAATGTGTCTGCGTAGATAGCGATATTCTTTACCTTTGAGGGGTAAGGTGATGTGAATGTGATGGTAATGGTATTGTTACCGCTGTTGGCATAATTGCCTTTGAACTCTGAGAACGTACCGAAAGAATCAATGCTGATGGTTACGTCTTCATCACCGCCACTTATTACCGCTGTTCCTATACCGGAATACTGAAAGTAATATGAGTGTCCGTTCTCTGCGGTAAACACTGAGTTGCCATCACTGATTGAATTATCCTGTAAAAGATTCTTAGCGGGCATATGAGCAAGGTTAAGAGACTTGACAATAAACTTGCCTGCTGTTGCAAGTCTGTCTAAGCCTTCATTCGCTGCATAAGGCATACCGGCTAAGTAGTCTTTGGTGGACTCATCATCAACGATCTGATCTCCGTCTGCCGCAAACATTTTCTGCATAGCCGCTAATTTAATATCTTTCCAGGTATACATTATTCCTTGTCCTTTTTCTTCTTATCTTCTTTGGGTTCGGGAATCTCTTTAAGGTCGGTGAGTTTGGTAACGGGTCTGCCCTCTCCATCCTTGCCAACAACCTCAAATACTCTCTTGCCGAGCTTCATATACTTAGATTCTTTAATCATGGTTTCTCCTTTAAATTCCCCCTGCCCCGAAAGACAGGGGGATAACTTATCAGGTGAGGGTAGTTCCGTGAGCTGCGCCGCCCATGAGCATATGCTGCCATGAAGCAAAGCCTGCGGAAATTCTGCCGTAGCCGTTCCAGATCATATCGTCGGTGTCCTGATCTACATGAGCAGTAACGTCAAGTGCTACTCTGTCATAGAACTTGTTGCCGATGATCTCTCTGTTTGCTTCGCTTGACATAAGGATGTAAGGCTCAGCGTCAGGATCGGAAACGTGCCATGAAGGATCTACAATGAGCTTCCAATTTCCTTTTTCGATGTTCTTATCGTTGTTCGAGCTTCCTACTACCTGCTCAGAAGCAATGATCTTCTTGCAAAGGTCAATCAGTCTTCCGCAGTTGGAAGGAACGATAATGGTATCGTAGGTGTAAGCCATGTAGTTACCGGAACCGTTCTTGAAGTTAGCACCGATGTTTGCAAGTCTTGCAAGCATGGTGGAATCGTTTCCGAAAGGATTGGTGAAGATGTTGGACTGAGTATTAGCGGCGGTAATGATCTCAGGATGGTCTACTGCAAAGATTGCTTTGCCATCTGCTGAGGTACAGTCAAATGCTACGCCACCGATGGTAACGGAAGTAACGGTTGAAGCTGCTTCTGCGTTTGCGGTAAGAAGTGCTGATCCGAGGTTAGCACGGGTTCTCTTCCATGAATTAATCATGTTAAGAGCCTTTGCTTTCATGAAGTCGATCTCTCCGTCCTCATTAGCCTCACGGGTAATTCTGAACTGCTTCTTGAAGGTGGTGTGCTGAAGGGTCTTGGTAGGTCCGGACTGAATATCGTCCTTGGGTGCGTTTGCACCGTCTGCTGCCATAGGTGCGAAATCGCTGAACTCAGTTACGGAACCGATCTTCTCTCCGAAACGATTTGACTTCTTAACATTGAACACGTCGCTGATGAACTGATCGTAGTTGGACTTCTTGGAATAAACGTCATTGATGTACGCTTCCATCATCTGGGCGTTGACGTTCCATGTATCGTCAATGAGTCCACCGTTCTTGGAAACTATGTTGTTTGCCATAATGAATCTCCTTTAACTTTTGAAGGTTAGGGGCTATGCTCACTTCCGCATAGTCCGTATGTTTTTAATGTAACGAGTTGTTGAAAAGCTCACGGAGTTCCTTATCTGACTTATCCGGGAAAAACTCACGCCACTGCGCAAGCTGTTTCTCAGGTATGTTCACAAGGTTATCTCCGCTTCCTGCGCCACTCTCAGTTGCCTTTAAGTGGCTCTGTGACTTCGCATTATTGATTGCCTGCTGTTTGGCTGCTTCGGTTTTCTTCTCATTGAGCTTGTCCGAATATACCAACTTGTAAGCGTCAACTATGCTAAGTCTATTGTTATTGACGTAATTAAGAATCTCAGGGTATCTGTCAGACTTCTCTATGTCCTGTGCTGAACGGATATCGGGGTCGATCTTGCCGACTTCCCTTACCTGTTCTTCGATGTATGACTTAACCTTTTCAACTCTCTGCTCCGCAATAACAAGGTTTGCCGCTTTAACTGCCGGGGAATTATTAACGGCTTTTTCTATAAGGTTCGGGTCAATACCGTTGTCGGCAAGTGTCTTCTTGGTCTGCAACTGCTCTTGTGCAGTAAGTGCGTCAAAGTAATCCTTGGCTGATTTAATGGGCTGTCCCGTGATGGGATTTTTATAGTCCTTAAATCTCTCCGCATACTCTGCGTCTACTGCGGCCTGTTTGCGTTTGGCTTCTGCTTCTGCTCGTCTTCGTGCGTCTGCATAGATTGCATTGCGATCAAGTTCCGGCTGTTCCTCTGTGGTTTCGGGGGTTTCAGTGATTTCTACTTCACCTTCTGTTCCCTCTGCGTTCACTTCGGTTTCACTTACCTCTGTCTGTTCGGCGGGTACAGACTCGTTTACGCCTTCAAAATTGTCTTCCATACTTTTCTCCTATTTTTACGCTATTAGTTGCGAATATATAAAAACCTTGCGGTCTTTATTCTGTTTCTACGGGTAGTTCAGTCTCGATGGACTTAACCTTATTCCCGTTATCAGGACACTCAGGGTTCCTACAATAAAGATCCTGAACAATGTAGAGCTTTCCGTCTCTGAGTACGTACCGGCTTCCACCGATTCTCATTAGTGTTTTACATTTGGGGCAAAGGTGATCCATTATTCTGTACTCCTAACTGCGCCATAATCTGTGCTATCTGCGCTTGCTGCGCCTGCTGTTGCTGTTGAGCTTTAAGTTCCTGAACCTTATCCGCAAACCGCTGTCTTATCTCGGAAGCATGAGGATAATCATTCTTCTCCATGAACGTCCAATATGTAAGAAGTGTTTCGGGTTCTCCTACGGGTCCGAAAGCTCCGTTCTGGTAGTTGAGTCCTAACTGCTGCCACATTGCTTCACGGTTCATCATGATTGTCGATGTAGGGTCAACCTCAAAGATAAATTCGTCATTCCAATAAAGTTCTCCCGACTTATCCATCTTTAAGAAGTCATAGCGGTTAAACTCACTAAACTCATAATCTCCATCGGGCTTCTTTGTTGACAGTGAAACGGGCTGATCCGCATAGGCAAGCATGAATTTAAACATGATCTCATACAGCTCTTTGTATGCTTCCTGCTTCATGATTCGCTTGGATTCCATACGGCCTGCCGCCTGATTGATGGAATACTGTTTTGCAGTACCGGAAACTGCGGAAGCGTCATACTTACCCTGGTATGCGTCTGTGATACCTAACGTAGACCTTGCAGCTTCGTAATCGTCCATCATAGCGATACGGTCATAACTTATATCTGCGACAAGGTTATGTACGCCTATCATGGAAACATCGTTAGGATTCTCGACTCTGACGATCTTTAATTCTTCGTCATTAGTCTCTATCTTTAGATTCTGGGGAAGCGTGACGATTGAACCGCCTTTTAATATCTTCTCCATCTTCTTAGAACCGTACTTTTTGATTGAGTCCTGCTGATCCTCAATAACCGCTACGTCCGATACTCCTAAGAGTGACTTGGACTTGGAAACGTTTCTCCTTAAGATGAGGGGCATTACGTCCGGCTTGTAATAAGGAATCTTCTTATGGATCTTCTTGACTTCCATCTGTGGTTTTCCGAAAGCGTCCATTAAAGGATTGCCTTCTTCATCCATCACAGGGGCTTGTATTTCGTCATAAGCAGGGATTGTCTGACTGAGGGTAACAATGTCTTCCTCAACTTCTTCGTAGTCCTCTATGGTCGTTTCAAACGACTTAGAACCGCACTCACAAACGTCACCTTCTTTAATGCGTCCGCACTTCTTACAACGGGTGAGTCTGCGGGCCTGGTAGTTCTCCATATCTTCAAGGACCGTATCACCGCACCATGTAAAGATTCCGATTTCTCCATCATTGCCACGGTAATATGTCTTTATGACGGTTACTAACTCATCGTTAGTGTCTTTCTTGTCGGCAAGTTCAGTATTGACTTCATCCGATACGTCAACGCCATAAGCTCTCTTAACAGCGTCTTTCGTCATGGATATCTGAATGAAGATATAGTCAAGCTTATCCGGATCTGTTATTCCTGCTTGGGGTATGACTGTATCGGGATCTCTGCGATTGATTTCAAGACCGCCTATGGTTGTATGAGTTCCTTTGCGGGAATCCCATTCAACGTGATACCAGTCTCCGCCCTGAACAACTACTGCTCTCTCAGATAAGTCGTTTATCTTCTTAAACGGCAATATGCGTAGTTCATTAAGCAACATCTGCTCAATGATCTGCGCCTGCTTCTGGTCTTCTTTATGGACTGCCGTTACCTTCGGCATAGGGATAGATGAATCAACCTCTGTTTCGCATAGCTCATAACAGATATTACGGACATTCTCAGACAGCTTATTTGACGTTCCACCGCCTTTATTCTTCGATCTGCGGGTGAAAGCGTCACCGTCATAAAGCATTGACTGATTCTGCATACGGTTAAGTTGGTCTGCGTATGCGTCTTTGGACTTCTGATACTTCTCTTTCCAATCATCAAGCTTCTTATTAGGCTTTAAGATTTCTTTCATTTTCTTAAATAACCTCATCTAATCGGTTCTCCATACATAGAAACCATTAATGCTCTTGTCTCTTTGTCCGCATTGTCGTAGTCTTCAAGCAAGTCTGCTCTCCACTTCTTACCCTTGGCCTTGGGTACTTGTGCTGCGGTAGTCCACCATACACAGAAATAACGTAGTGAATCGGGATCATGCGTTAAATCGTGGGGCTTCTTTGCGTATACGTTCGGCTGCTTATCGTCTTTCTGTATTTTCTTTAAGCAGTTATACAGGTTAGGTGCTTCGCCTTTTAAAATCGTCAGTTTTGACTTCTGATTCTCTCTCGGTCTTAGCCACTCTTTCATAGCTGCACAGCCGGCAGGGAAGTCTCTTGAAGTCTTCGTAAGATTAACTCCCGCTTCATGCCACAACTCAGCCCTTGACTTACCGTTTAATTGGCTTCTATTCCACAAGTCGGGCGGTGCTAAGAACAACTGAACGGGTTCTGAACACAAGTCGTTTAGCACTTCGGCTGCCTGCCCGATGGTTAAATTGGGGCTGTCATACTCTCTATAGACTTGTGCTTCGCCTTTATCGTTGATCCGAATCCAATGGGCTGAGAACATATCAAGTCCATAGTCGATTGCTACATAATTCTTGGTATACCCCGCCAATGGCTCTGTACTAATCGTATTAACTTCATTGACTTCCGGGAAAAACTGTCCGCCCGGAACTGTCAACGCTTCTTCTACCGTTGCGGGGTATTCTTGTGTGATTAAGTCACCGAGTGCTTTCTTGGTTTCTTCGTACCAATTTGAATCACGGGAAGGGTCCGCATACCACGGAATGAATATCTTGTTAAACCCGTTATCGGGGTCTGTATATAATCTCTCAAACAGTGATCCTCGTTTGATAGTGGATATCAGAATTACTTTCCCACCATCGGGACTGTTTATCGTAGGATAGGCCGCAGTCCATATTTCCTCAGCCCATTCCTGAAATGCGTGTTCATCCATTAGCAAAAGGTCTGCTGTGAATGAACGTCCTGCGTTGGGGGATGAAGCGAACGCTTTCATTGTTGATACCGGTTCGTTGCCGTGTCTGACTTCGATATCCAAAGCGTTCTTTTTATAGGTCGGCCCCGTCCATCCTGTGGGCTTTTCTCTCTCGTTAGCGATCAGTGCGGGCATATGTGAGAAAACAAACTCCACACGCCTGATTAATTCTTTCGCTTCTTCCTCAGAACGGGATAAGGCTATACATAGTCTTCCCGAACGGGTTAAAAGCAAATGCGCTGCGATGTGTACGGCTAACCACGAAAATCCTAACTGTCTTGCCTTAAGAGCGATATTTAAACGATGAGTGCAGATTGAATGTAAAGCTTCTTTTTGTGCGTCCCATAATTTAAAGGGTTGCACCAGAGGGGCATTGACTTTCTTTACCTCGATATGTCCGTATACGTCTATAAAGTAATCAATGTGATCCCGACAGTATTCAATCTCGCTGTTTCGTAACGCTTCCTTCGTCAAGGCCTAACCTCTTCATCAGATTTGCCATAAGCTGTTTATCGCCATCTGTCATTACATCAAGGCTTACAGTGTCAGAGGGTTTCTCTCCAACGGTATCTCTTAGGGCTTCAAATGCGCCTACGCAGCCATCGTTAGCTTTGGCAATCAGTGCAAGCACGATCTTGTCCTGATTAGTGACTCCGTTTTCATCGGTTTTTTTCAGGTAGATATCTATGGTTTCCGCCATAGTTTTGCGCTTGTTATACATTTCAACAGACTTTCTGCCTGCCTTAGTGCAGTTCTCTACGGTTCTGGGATCACCTTTTTTGCCGGGGCAAAGATACCCTTTGCCATTCGCATACTTCCCATCATCGGATCTTGTCCCTTTCGGCAAGTTTGCAAGATTGTCCATGAAAATATCGTCAGGGATAACGGGCTGTCCCTTATCGTTTCTGGGTGCTTCCGCTATTAACTTGTCTAATTCTTCTTGTGATAGCTTAGCCACGCTGTTCCCTTTCTATCTACCTAGTAGATTATTGTTCTACCGTCAATATATCACGCGTTATTCGCACTTTCAAGCATTTATGCGAATATTTGTTCTGATATTATGTAAACTATTAAATTGTCACATTTACAGACACAATTCGATTTTGAGTTTTTATTCCGCCCGTGGACGCACCCAAGCCAAACACGCATGGTTGAGCGAAAGTTAAATTGTCTATACAATTCTAATAGGGTGAAATGATAGGGAAATAAAGGTGATACAAATGGTTTTTTGATATAAAAATTTTGGAGAATAGGGAACCTAGAATGAGGGGTAGGGGTATATAAATGATAATCCCCTGCCATTTAGACAAGGGATCACAAGAGAAAACGGTTATTAAGTTACGCTCTTATTATGCCCTAGAATCCAATATTATGTCAACCTAGTAATTATATCGTCTGATTATCTGTATGGGGCTTCTTGACCGCTATACGAGGTTACAGAGGTATGCTAAGGATTGTATTGCACATCTGATACCAAAAAGCTATGGGAATAAAATTTTCTATCGGGCATATAGGAGGTAAATAAGGGACCGGGATAGTCAAGGGTATAGGGGTATGGCCTTATATTCTATGTAGATCTAGACAACGGTATATACCAGACTCCGCTAAAAAATTACAGCTATGACTTAACTATCTGCTTGCACTATATGCTCTAGGCTTTCCCGTTTCTGTATTTACTATGACTGACTAGGGAACTGAACCCCATGACTATACATGGATCTAGACTAAGGCTTAGTCTTGAGGTTGCCCGTTATGCTGTGCGGTTTTTCTGCTGTGTTGTCTTCACTCTATGTAACCGCTATGTTACCGCTGTCTCGTCTTATCTCTTATCTTAGTCTTTAGCTTGTCTTACTCTCCTACTCCTATAACCGAAAGATATTAGTCCTTCCTTAGAAATCTATAAAACCATTTTAAGGGCTTAAGGGCTTTAAGGACTCTTTCCCTCTTCCCCGATTCTGAGTAGAGGACTTTTATATAATTCTTTTCCCCGTCTTTCGATGAATCTTTTTCAGCTTTTTCTTTAATCGTCTTTTCCTTTGTCGGCGTTCTGGTATTTATCACAGATAATGATTAAAAATCTCCCCTTTGTCATGCTATTGCGACACCCTTCAAATCCAGTATTCATGCGGTTCCGGGGCTATTTGAAAAATTTTTTCTTTGTGTGCTTTATATATCTGATTGCTTTGAACGTCAGTATTCATGCGCCTTTCATGCTATCATGATTTTATGACAGCTTTGTCGTTTTATGTTTTTCGTGTCTTTTTTCTCTTTTTGCAATGAATTTTTTTATGCCTTGAAACCCTGATAAATACTGCGTTCTTTGCTGTCGTGCTATTGCGACAGAAATTTTTTTGAAAATAAGTGTTGACAAGGTTTTTTCTGTCGTGCTATTATGTTCTCACAACAAGGAACCGCCACAACAAAATCGAATAGGTTCGGGGATGGTTGAAACAATCGGAACCGAATCGAAAGACAGACAGTGACGAAGCTGAAAGGAGAACAAAACATGAAGAAATGGTTAGATGAAAGCTTTAAAGACTTCACCGTCAACGGAAACTACGGAGACTACACCGCAACGGTAGACGGAACCGAATACACCGCAGACCTTGAAGACTATGACAGCGAATTATTCTCAGTAACAATAGACGGAACTAAATACTACTTCTACCCCGATACAATCTGAAAGGAGATAACACCATGAAGAATCGTAACGAAATGACAATATCAGAATTACAAACCGAGGATATTAAAAGATGGAAGGCGGGGGAACGTGGTTTTTATTTCACCGATGAAAGAAAATACAGACCCATCATCATTGAGGAAGTGACCGAATATACAGTATTCTGCCGTCCCGTAAAACTTCACGAAGGTTGCACCGCAGAAGGCTACATTGTTCAGGCAAATCAAGTATATTATCGCCTTTATAAGACCGAAGACATAATTGACTTTTAAACAACTACCAGAAAAGGAGAAACCAACATGACAAACGCAGAAGCAATCGAAGCAATCATCAACTATTTTGAAGAAAACATGGACGAGTTTGAAGGAGTCATTGAAGAACTTGACGGATATAGCGGAATCTTAGGTGATGACCGTTACTACTACATGAACGAACTTGACGAACTTTACAGAGGTTGCGAACCGTCCGAACTTCTTAACCGTGTATTCTACGGACATGACGCAGACACATGGACAACAGACGCACACGGTGAAAAGACTTACGGTGAATTTAACCCTAACCGCAGTTACTTCACTTACAACGGTTACGGAAATCTTATCAGCACCGATTATAAGGACTACAGTGACCACCTTGATAAATGGTTTGCTCAAGATCTAATCGAACATGAATCACATCTTTACGAGATTCCCGCCGATATC